GGGATCGGACTTCTTGAGGAGCGCCCATTCTTGGGCAATCTCATCGGGGGTCTTGGAAGAAGTGGAGGCTTCAACCGGGCTGACTTCAACCGGGTCAACGCCAACCGAAGCGGCGATAGAGGCGGCTTTCTTGCCAGCGGTCTGGAAAGATGCTTCAAGAGCGGTATACTTCTTGGCGGCCTCGGCGATTGCGCCTTCAAGTTCAACAATCTTGGCGGCCATCTTTTCAATGGCGCCAGAGGCGTAAGCAACTTGAGAAGCGGATTCAGCCAGTTCGGCGTCCTTGGCAACGAGGGCTTCCTTGGAAGCGGCAAGTTCGACGGACGAGGCTTCGGCTTCAGCGGCCTTCCCGGTGAAGGCTTCCTTGAGCGAATTAAGGCGTTCTTCGATGGTCATAGCGGTATTGCTGTTAGCCTGATGTCAAACGATGTACTCGGACAGGACATCTTCGATGCCGCTTACGATCCCAGTCACAAAGCCCTTGTCAGCGGCCTTTTTACCCACAAAAGACTGGCCTTCCATATCCTCGTCTTTAACAAACTTTCGGACAGATTTGACCGTATTTTTGAATTCGGCGTGGGTTTCATTGACATCATCCTGAAGGTACTCGCGCTGTTCTTTTGAAAGACTGGTGCCTTCCATGCCAATAGCCTTGTACTTTCCGCTCTTGATGACCTCCATCTTAACGCCATCCATCGCATAGGCTTCCGACACATCGGGGAAGGCCATGTAGACCCCAACGGAGCCTACTTCAGCAGACTTGGTGATATTGAAGCGCTTTGCCTGGGAGCCTAGGTAATAGGCGGCAGACTGGCAAGAACGCTCGGAATAAGATTCGCAATGCTTCGGCATCGTGCGGATCTTTTCTGCAAGTTCGCCTAGACCTTCGGTGCTACCCCCAGGGGAGTCAAAATCTAGGACAACCTTCTCAACGGCCGTGTTAGCAATGGCATCGTCAATGTTTGCGGAGATGTCATCAACATCCACCGAATTACACATCTTCTCGATATCAGATAGGCCACGCCCGATGACACCCTTGACCGGGATAATGGCGGTCTTGCCAACAATCTCCATCTTGGGCTGTTCGCCAAACATCATCTTAAGAATCTCGGAGACCTCGGATGCATTAGTGTCCGTGGTGATCTCAAGAGCCTGGAAACGATCAATGTGAGACTTTGCAATTGATGGATGAATCATCAGGGGTCGCCCGGTCTTCATCGCTTTGATAAGATGTCGCATATGGTATAAAAAATAAAAAGAAAAATTAGTTACCCTGTGGGTCTTCAAGTTCGTCCGACTCGGCATCATCCTTTTCAGTCTGCTTGCCTTCGTTGGATACCTCTGCGCTGGACTTCTCGTCCAGGTCTTCATCCACATCTTCGCCTTCTTCCTTTGGTTCCTCGGCGGTGATGTCCTGAAGGGCAACATTGGTGGGCTTGATAAGCATCCAAAGCGGGACATCGTATTCTTCAGCCATGTCCTTAAAGAGTTTGGCTTCAATTGCGCGACGACGAACCATCGTGGAGAAGTGTTCACCCTCCTCAATGCAGTTGTCACCGATGGTCTTGAGACCGTACTCAATGTCGGCGCGGTTCTGGGCGGCGTCGCGTCCAGCGTCAACAGTCACAGATTTCGGGGTAGTCCACAGAACCTTGTTCCAGGACTCACAAGAAGGCACAGCACCAGAGGTGATTGCATCGCCCATCACATAGCCCCAGACAGGGGTAAGAAGTCGATTCATCAAGACGGACTGGAAATGACCGAATTTGCGAGCGGCTTTGGCAACGATTAGGCGCATCGAGGCACCGCCAGCCTTGGCCGGGTCATGGACAAACTCATAGGGCAAGATGCCCGCAAGTGAGTCGCGGATTAGATGCTCCATAAATCCGTTAAAAGTCGGGTTGGGGCGATTTGATACAAAAGATTCTAATTTTTCGCCTGGGCTTAAAGCCAGGATCTTGCCACCGATGAAGGTGGAAGCCTCATTGGGATCAGTAAGGCCATCACCCACGGATTGCGGGCGCATACCAAAGGCTTCAAAGTCAGATTGAGCGCCGTCGAACTGGGCAGTCTCGCGAGTAAGGGTACGCACGATGTCGCTGTTCATCTTAACGGCAAACTTCTCAAGACTGATGATTTCCAGCATATCAACGATATTGTTGATCGAGTGCTGGAGGGGGCTATACGCGCGGGCGCCTGAAGCCACTTCTGGTTCGTAAATGTGCATCACAGCGCCAGCAGGAACGCGGCGACTAGATCCATCGGAGCGCATGATATTGTACCACTCTGGCTTGCCGTACTTTCCAAACTTAATGCCATCCGTTTCGTCGGGAGGGGGAGCGCCGCTTTGGGCGCTTGAGACTCGGTGGGCTTCGATAATCTGTAGTTTAGGCAGACTAGATCCATCGCGGGTCTTGATAATAAAACATTCGCCGTCGCGATAGACTAGGCGGGTGATGATGTGCTGAATCTCGTAGAAGTTGAAGCGCCCGGTGATGTCACACGGATTACGCGCCCAGTCATCGAAATACTCTTCGTACTGCTTATCGGCCATTCCAGACCCAGTACGAGCCGTAGCCTTGATGCCACCACCAACGCTGTAGAGCGCCATATCGGACAGAACCTGACGGATGATGCCAGAGTTTAGTTCCATCCAGCGCATTTTGCGCGTGGTCTCCAGGCGATCGAAGACCGTCATGGTCTTCTTGAAATCGGTGGGCCACGAAGACCAGATCCAAGAACGCTTGTTGCTGAACTTTGCGGACTCGAAATTTGAGAAGATTCCAGGGCCGCCTGTGGCCTGTTTCTTCAGAGGTTCAGACACGCCAGATTTACTGGGAGTCTTGGTAGTCTTTTTGCGCGCCATAGGTGTCAGAGTCCCCGGAAGTTATTCAAAAGGTTGCCAACTCGGCAACGATCAATTGCTCCGTAAACTTCTGGCAACTTGAGTTGCAGGGCATAACGGCATTCTAGGAGGATCGTTGGGGGGTCAATGGGCCAGTCCTTGCGGATATCCGTACCGCTATCACGGTATTCCATGATCGTCTTGCCTTCTTTGACAAGAGCAACGGCCTTGGTCTTAATCTCTTCAATATCAAGCACATCAAGGGTCATAAAGATGCCCTTGGGTGAGGTAGACCCACGATAATGCACGAATGCCATATGTGCTTGCCGCTGGTCAAAAGGATAACCTGTCCGCTACCACAACAACGACACCGCTTGAGAGCCACCCAGGCGAATATATAGCGGACAGGCTACTCCTTCACCTTTGCGTCCCCTTCGGGTTTGTCAATAGGCTTTTCGTCTGCGGCGTTCTTATTCTTACCGCGACCAACCAGTTTTGCCATCAAGGCGGGAAGGATGCCCATAACTTCGCAATCGAACAAGTGGTTGGGTCGATCGCCAATCTGTACCCAGATGGGGCGCCCAGTCTCCCCGGTGGTGCGGTGTTCGGACTGCATCTGCTTGCGGTAGTCATCCCCTGCGTCCTGGGCGTAGGTGTGGTGTCCAGCCCTACGAAGGCGGGTAAGGGTATCTTTCAGCACCAAGTTTGAGAACATGAACATACGGCAGGACTGCTTGCCAACCTGGATGACCTTGGCTGGAGCATAAGGACGATAGGCCATCTTCAGGCCGTAGGGTGTCTGAACTCGCCAGGGGAACTCGTTGTTGCCAGATCCCTTGGTGGCGTTCCAACCATATGTGGCGCAATTGCGGTAGACCTCATCCATATTGGGGCCGTCACCAGAGTCCACAAAAACGAAGTTAGGACTTACCTTGTACTTGGTCTGTTCGTTGCGTACCTGTTCCCAAGTATCTAGGTAACCCCACCAGATAAGCCGGGATCTGCCTTCAATATTCCACGCTCGGATAAGGGCAAAGAAGCCGCGTCTCTGCACATCAACGGACATAAACCGTAGACGAATGAAATGCGGTGAGTTATACATCTCGTCTGTAAACGGAGGGGGAGTAAGCCTGTTCTGGTAATTAGAGCCTTCCTCGATCCATTCCTCCTGCATCATGTATCCGCTGGGCAGGACTTCGCCGCCGCCGTCATCAGGATCATCAGACCAGGGAAGTGCTAGGCGCTTCTGCTTAAAGTCCCGGCGCTTGGTCTCATCTCCACCTTGGTCGAACGCCTGGGCGGCTTCAATTGCTTCAACGGCCAAGTCCCCCCACGAAAGCCCCCATAGCATTGACAGGGCATTAAAATGAAAACCTCGGCGCCCTTTGGGTGCGGCCGGGTTAAGCGGCACATACTCACACTTCATCTCCGAGCGGACGCTATTGCGGTCAAGGTGCGAGTGCTTGCATTGCTTACACTCGTAGGTTGTCCCGGCCTTGACACCGTCAAGATCCCATCCGTTTGCCGTCTTGGCTGACTCTGGGTACTTGATCTGCGACCACTCAAAAGGCTGGCGAGTGTTGCAAGACACACAGGTGAAAGACCATTCGCACCTATCTGTAGAATAAAATAAATCGGTAAACTCATCACCATCCACGCCCCCTTGCGAGACGAAGACTGACTTACCCTGCCAAGTAAATGCCGTGCGTCGAGCCAGCGCTTGCTTGAGGTGACCCTTGGGCCATTGCCAACACTCGTCACCACCTAGGAAGCGGATGGATCGGCGCTGAAGGTTGCGCTCATTGTTTGCACCCAGCACCCAAGTGACATTGCGTTCAAACTGGGTGGTGTGCCACTTGCTACGATCAATCTGGGAGATGCGGTCTTTGGTGGGCGGCGTGTTATCCCATAACGGACGGAGGCGTGTCTGTTGCCAGTCTTGCGCGTTCAAGTCCACATCCTGGAGCAGGAGCATTGGGCCTGGAGTTCGGGACGGAACAAAGGCAGACCACAGTTCCAGCACCATTGATTTACCGCTCTGGACATTGCCCATGACCACGATGGTCTCAACCTCTGGGTCTTGGAGCGCCCGAAGGATAGGGGCAAGATATGGGGTTGACTCTATGCGGAATGGCCCCGGTTGTGGGGAGTACGGCACATTCTTGATGTTCTTCTCCAACCAATCGATGATATCTCCGTCCGGGTCTGGCGCCAGCAGACTCCGAAGGGCATTCTCAAACAGGATCTCCGTTGGATTCGATTTCATCTGGTTTATCGTTTGCGACTTCTTCTTTCGGAGTTTCCAGTACCACGATTTCCTGTACTGCGTCCTTGGCATCCTCGGACTGGCCCGATAGACGATTGAGGATATTGGTGACCTCGGTGTCGATTGCTTTCATCGCCGTGCCTGGAGCGTCAGGGTTTGCCTTGACCGCAATCTTGGTGGACAACTGGGTCAGTTCGTTGCGTATGGACAGGACTACCTTTCCGAAGCGCTCGATGGCGGTCTGGGTCTTGATGTACTCTTTGGCGGCTATGTTGCGGGCGTGGAGTTCGCGCTCCAGCGCCACAAGCGTCTTCACCAATTTGTCGTAAGTTGCGTAGGATTTGGACTGGTTCGGGTCTTGGTTCCGTAGGTCATCCTCGTACTGATCGTAGGCTCGCGCTTTCAGACGGCGGTGCTTCTCAACAATCTCGGCAAAGTCCTTATCGTCATCCTCGTTCTGTTGGTCTGGCGTCAGGTGCTGATCCCGGCGAGCGGAGCGCTCATGGTACCACGCCTCGGCATCCTCGATGGATGTAATGGGCATCCCTTGACGGATGAATCCGTTGATGGTCTGTCGCGCAAGTCCAAGGCGCTCCGCAATGTCTACTGGTCTGACGCTCATTTCTTTCTGTTGTTTGCCGCGTGTTTAAGATTTTGGCAAGTCCGTTCGGATCTCATGTACACGCTCGGTTCGATACCTAGACGCTTCTGCACCTGTTTCACCCTCCAGGATATCGTGGCCTTGGATACGCCGTACTTCTTCGCCACATCGGCCATCGACTTGTAGTTGCGGTAGCCTAGGGCGATGCGGACGCAATCGTTGTTCATCATCACCTTTGGTTCGTACTCGCAGTCGAACGATGCGATCACCTTGGCGATGATGGAAGACAGCGGGCCAAACACGGATTCCTCTTCCTCTTCCTTCTTGGTGGAAAAGGCCAACTTGTCCGCGAATGAGTCTCCGTAGATGTATCGATGCGGGACGGCTGGTGTATCGTCGAAGTAATCTTGAGGGTTTACCCCGGCGGCCTTGAGGGCTTCAAGTTCCTCTGGACGCAGGGTCTTGACGAAGCGGTTCCACTCTTCGCCCATCTGTTGTCGGCTCATGGGTTCTTAAATTTCTCCAGTTGCTGGAGGACGAGCGCAAGTTCGGCGGCATCGTTGATTAACCATTGGGCGGCCTTCTTTGCCTTCTTGGGAATCCTTTCACTAGCCTGGGCGGCAAGGTACGCCTCAACCAAGTGCTGGGCAATATTCGACACCACTTCCTTGGACGCATCTAGTTGCTCCAGTTCGGAAGAGGTGAATCGGGACATGATCGCCAATGTGCGTATCTCCTACCCGGCCGTCAAGGTGTAAAGGTTAAGCCTGTCTTTGGTGAACAGGCCATGCTTGATGCAGAGACGCACGATGTTCCAGGCTTTGTTGGAGTTCAGGTTCTCGCCGTACACATCGTTCCAGCATTCAGCAACCTGATCTCGGAGCCGGGTGCAGGACATCGGCTCCTGGGGAAGCATATGGGTGATCGCCCTTACCTGGGCAACCTTCTCCTGGGCCTTCAGGATCTTGGTTGAGTTGAGGGCGTTGAGGTGAGCAGACATCTGCTCGCGTTTGTTCTTCCACTTGGCTCGCCAGTAGTTGGCGTAGTGGGGGCGGCGCTTGCGGGTTTTTGGGTCGTGGGTCATGGAGGGGGGAAGGGGAGATCAAAAAGGGACTCCTTTCGTAGCCCCCGAAGGGAGGCGTACAGAAAGGGGAAGGCAAAGCCTGTACCCTTTTGAATATTACTATATAAGGCGTTAGCCTTATGTAATATTATGTGAGTATATATGAGTTGTTATACGCTGGGATAGATGTGAATCACAGATATCCCGGCCTATGTCAAGAATAAGGTTTTCAGCACAATACCCCCGCCTTTTTTCCGAGGTGCGCGGTCTTCGACCGCC